GCTGACAAGCAGTCTTCGGACTAAGCGGGCGATACACATAAAATCGTTGGTAGCAGTCTTCGGACTAGGCAGACGTGATCAGATCGATCTGATCACGTCTTTTTGTTTGCAATTTTCCGATTGCGCTCTTTGATGCTGGGCCGAGTTTCGGGGGTTTCCTCGGCCCAGTGGGGCAAGGATGGATTTTATAGAGATGATGGGACCTGGCTGGCAAGATCAGAGCTTGCCTCAGCATTTTCTTTTGAATTTCTCCACGCGGGAATGGCCACAATGCTTCCTGGTCAAGTGGAACAATGAGCGAGCTCGGACTGGCAATCCAGAAAAATACATCTGGCAAGAGGCGTATGGTGTGCGCTTCCCCAATGGCCGAGTTGCGACGGATTATGGGCCATCCTACGAGCATCTGAGCGCTATGAAAGAGCAGTTGGAGCGCCAAGGACGATGCCAGATTATTTGGCAGAGCGGCAAGGAGGAAGGCGATGGACGCTGAATTATGGGGGCTGATCCACGCTACATTTGGTGGTGGGTCTGTGCTGATTTGCGGAGGCATGCTGCTCTATCGGGCATGGCGCAAGAGGATGATGGAGGCGAGCGAATGAATGCGATAGCTGTAGGATGCTTTCTGCTGCTTTTTGTGTGGTTTGCGCTGGGTATAGTCGGGTGTGTGATGCCTGCAAGGGAGGCGGTCAAGTGAGCGATGTAGAGCGATTGCAAGCGGCTATGAGCGGCGTGAGTGGGATAGCGGGCGAAGAGCGACTGCGCACGATCATTCGAGAGGAGTTGCAGCGCGTGCTTCATCCTGCTGGGACTGGCGATGCGAGAGAGTTTGTGGGTGTGCAGGTGACCACGGCAGAGGGGCACATCTATAGGGGCGCGGCGTATCTCGTGGAGCTGACTGATTCGCCAGAGGATGTGAATGAGTGACCAGGTGCCAAAGGAGTCACCCAGAGCTGCTGCCGCCTTCCTCGAATACTGCGCTCTTGGTCCTGCTCGTAGCTTGCGCAAATTAGCGGAGAGTAATCAAAAGTATAGCAAAAGTATAGCGCTTCTCATGCGGTGGTCAACACAACACGATTGGCAGAATCGCGTAAAACAGTATGATGCTGAGCAAGCCAGGGCGCGCCTTGCCAGAAAAGCAGAGAGACGCGAAAAGATGGAAGATCGGCATGAGGAGGAGGCCAAAGAAGAACAGGAGATCGCGCGGGAACTGCTTAAGACAGACGCCAAAAAGGGGAGAATCAGTCTTGCTGCTGTGCAGCTACTCAAGAATAGCCGAGAGGACGAGCGGAGGGCACTGGAAACAGAGGGTATGGAGTGGCTTGAAGAGGCCAATAAGGGCGGCGTTACCGGCGTAGCTGTGTATCTGCCGGAAAAGCACAATCTGAAGATGCTGATCGCCATAGACAGTCAAACGAAAGGAGGTGATGCCTAATGTCTCCTGCTGCTGAAGCTATACGGCCACAGCCCGGACCGCAAGAGGAATTTTTGCAGTGTCCGGCAAGATTGGCCTTTTATGGTGGCGCAGCCGGAGGCGGCTAGCAAAAGCTACGCAACCCTCCTCGAACCGCTCTATGATATCGACAATCCCAAATTTGAAGCAGTCATCTTCCGGCGTCTCTACAAGCAGATCATGGGGCCGGGCGGTCTTTATCGTCGTTCTACTGAGATCTACCCCCAACTGGGAGCCATTTTTAAGCAGGATCTGCTCACCTGGACATTTCCAAGTGGGGCCACTGTGCGCTTTGCTCACATGCAATATGAACAGGATGTGATCGGATGGAAGGGTGCTGAGATCGCGCTGATAGAAGTTGATGAGGCCACGGAAATGACCGAATATCAATTCTTCTATCTCTTCAGCAGGAATCGCTCTGTATCTGGTGCTACATCTCGCATGCGGGGCACCGTCAATCCAGATCCTTTTTCCTGGGTGAAGGTACTCCTTGCGCCCTGGGTGGATGATACATGGCCAGAGGATGATAGGGCTGTATCAGGTGAAATACGCTGGTTTGTGCGTAAGGATGATGTGATTACTTGGGTAGACGCCGACTATCCCAATGCTATCAGCCTCACTTTCTTTGAAGCTGATCTCCATGACAATAAAATCCTCATAGAAAAAGACCCCGGCTATGAGGCAGCCCTTGACGCGCTCCCAGAGTTTGAACGCCGTCGCCTGAAAGAGAAAGACTGGAATGCCAAGCCATCAGGAAAGAAATTCAAGCGGGAATGGTTCAAGTTTTACGTGGATGACATACCCGAATTAATGCAATCTCTGGAGATAGAAAAGGTCGCCCGTGGATGGGATAAGGCAGCCACTGCCAATCAGAAGAAGAACAGCCGACGCAATGGCCCGGATTACACGGCAGGCGTGAAGGTCGGCAGGCGGCGAGAGGGCTTGTTCCCGCGTTACATCATCCTTGACGCACTCTGGGAACAGAAAGATCCGGGCGGCGTGGAAGAACTCATTCAGACCACAGCCTTGCAGGATGGACGCGACTGTTACATCTATCTTGAGCAAGAGCCGGGATCATCGGGTAAGCAGGACATTTTCAATTTTGTGACAAAAGTCCTGACTGGCTTTATCGCAGAGGGTATCCCGTCCAGTGGGTCAAAGGAGTTGCGAGCTGATAGCTTTGCTGCACAGTGCAAAATTGGAAATGTGGGCCTCGTCCGGGCTTGGTGGAATACTGGCTATCTCAATTTCCTCTGCGCATTTCCTGATGAGGCGGTGCATGATGACCCGGTGGACGCAAGCTCTCTCGTCTTCAATCAACTGTACATCCCGACGGCAAAAGACCCGAATGAGCAGATTCGGGATTTGCGCAGGCGTGTCGAGTTGCAGCAAGAGCGGCAGGCACAAACAACGCAAGGCATGCTCTCACAGCAGAGTATGTTGCCAGAAAAGAGAAAGGCGTGGTGGGAATGAGCGATAGTAACATCTGCGAACAATGCGGAGGATCTAAGACAATCTGGTTCAAGGTTGAGGCAATCACCAAAGCTGATCTAGAGAAGCGTATTGAACTGGCAGAGAACAAATCAACTACGCCATTCAAGATCTGCCATGGACATCCTGAGCCAACGATAAAGCATGATGGCAACCTGGGGGATGGTGCAAGAGTCTGTCAAGATAACGACTTCCGAGGGCCTATCGTTGTGATAAGAGGCAAGTACAACAATGATATAGGTCCAGAGGATGCGGTATCTCTCCCCTATAAGCAGTTCCTCTCCTTGCTCGCGTGGGGAGAGCAGAATCGGGCGACCATGGAGCAACTGGCAAAGGAGCAAGAGGAATGAGAGTCAACGGCTATCGTTGCGATTGGTGCGGTAAAGAGCATCTAATCCAGCCTTATGAGATGCCACGCGATTATGGTGAGAAGTTGCCTCCTGAGTGGTACGTCGTCAATCGTGCAAGCGATCTTGGCAAGAAAGAGCCGCTAGTATTTTGTCGAGCAGAATGCCTGTATGGCCATATTCGTAGTGTGTTGGAAGGAGCAAAGGGTGAACAAACGCATTGAGAAGAAGCGGGATAAAGAGAAGCTGATCAAGGCTATGCTTGATATGCTCGATTCCATAAGCCCTATCATCCCACTGCCGCGCAAACGGGCAAGAGATGAAAAGCGCCTGCACAAGATGATCATGCCTGCGCTCTTCCGTCTGAGTGAGCGTGTTTGCAATGTCTGGATACGGCATACGATTCCTCTCAGGCGAATGACTCCTAGGGATACGGTTACCCTGACTCTGCCTACGATTTCCGGTGCTGGGTACCGCGTCTATGGAATCGCACCTATCCCTGTACGATTGCAAGCAAGTCAATCAGCCCGAATAGAGCCAACGAAAGATGGCTATAACCTGTACGAGGTGGATCGATGAATGATATCCCGCTCTGCTCACGATGCGGTAAAGCCCGCGTCAAACATCCCCTCTTTGGAGAGTGCAAATGTCCCAAGCCCCAAGTCAAAGTGACGATGGAGCCGCCTGTAGTAGCTGTTCTGCGCACTGGACTCGAAATGGAGGGCGCACATCATAAGCAGTGGGCACTCTGGCGAGTAGCGGAGCTGCTTGGATTGGCGGGCGAACTGGGGGATATCGAGGATAGGGGGAATGCGCCGTGATGTACAATCTTCAAGCGGCTATCCTGCTCAGCACTGGCAACAAGGCAAAAACACGCAACAAGGCGGGTCAAACGCTCATCGTTTGTGCTTATTATGAGCGCATCGAACTTTACTGGTATGTCGGTTGGGTTGATCTATCTGGTGAAGGTGGTTGGTGTGGTTGTAGTGGCTACTTTAGTCAAGTAGAGGAGTTTTTGGAAGAGCATGATGTCATTAAGGGGGGCAATTATAACTCTTGTATTTGGCTGCCTGTTGAAGCGCCGTTCCCAGAGGATAAGCTATGAGCAAGAAGCCCTCTCGCAAAAAGCACCTCCAACGCGCCGCACCTGCCTATGCTCCAGGTGGAGCGCTCATGTATGTCCCGCCTCAGATGGCTCAGAGCGTTCTTTCTCAGACATTCTATGGAGGGAAGGCTGCGAACGTGGCGACTGGTCAGACGCCTGTATTCAGTCCTGGCGAGCCATTACCTCCACAACCAGGATTAGACCCACTGGGGAAGCCCGTACAGTTTCGCTTTCCGGTCTCCTATAACGTTTTTCCAGTTGATCGCTCGCTCGGAATGCCTGATATCCCCTCATTTGAGCAACTACGTCGCTTTGCCAAGATGTGCGATGGTATCGGACTTGCAGAGCGCTTTTGGCTGGATATGGTGCCACGCATGACGCTTAACATTAAGATCAAGAAAGAATATGCGGATCAGGGAGCAGAGGAGAAGAATTACCAGAAAGAGATCAAATTCTTCAAAAACTTCTTCGATAAGCCAGACGGAAAAGCCGATTTACATACCTGGATACGTAAAGCGCTGAGAGATCAGACCCAAATAGACGAGCTTTATATTTATAAGCACAAGACTAGAGGGAATAAGCTCCTAGGGCTGTGGATCGTAGACGGGGCGCAAATGAAGCCGTTGTTGGATGTCTGGGGCATGCAACCAGATCCTCCCGGCTTCGCTTTTCAGCAGTTTCCTTGGGGTATTCCGGGGATACAATACAGATCTGATCAGATCATTCATTATCAGGAAAGTCCAGCTAGCGATACGCCTTATGGCTTTGCGCGTACTGAGCGGGTTATCGGGCGTATTAATGAGATTCTGCGCAAATTGAAGGTGGATCTCAACCACTTCACAGAGGGCAATATCCCCCAGTCCTTCATGGAAGTACCCGAATCGCTCAACTGGACACCCGATCAGATTGATAGCTATGAGCAATCTTGGAATGCCCTCCTTGCTGGCAATGCACAACAGCAAGTCCGTATGAAGTTCATGGCTCCCGGCATGAAGTACACACCAGCGGAGCAGTACCAAGTCCTGACTGACTTTGATCTCTTTCTCTTCAAGGTGATTTTTGGCGTCTATGGCGTTCCCCCGGCTGAATTCGGCTTTACTGAGGACGTGAATCGCTCGTCTGGCGAGAGTCAGGAGGATATTGTCTATCGTCGGACGATAGAGCCTCTAGCGATCGTTTACGCCATGTTCTTCACGATGGTCATGAATGACGATTTCCCGCCTGATATGCACGGGGAGATGTTTGAAGCAAGCTTTGGCGGCTATGAAGAGATCGAAGACGAGGAAGCAAAAGCAACTGCACTCACGAAGTATACAGGAGCTGGTATCCTCGGCCTGTCTGCTGCGGCCAAACTGGCCAACCTACCAAGCGATCCCGACGCGCCGCCAATAGGCCGTATGATTATGACCGCATCTGGTCCTATCTTCCTCGATGATGTAGCACAG